GGACCGCACCACCGCCAAAACCAAGGCCGCGGAGGACGCACGCAACGAGCTGACCCAGTCCATCGGGAAAGCGCTCGGCCTCATCAAGGACGGCGACACCAAGCCGGACCCCGCCGAACTCACCAAGCAGATCGGCGCACTCTCCACCGAAGCCACACAGGCTAAAACCGAACTCGCCGTGTACAAAGCGGCATCGAAGGCCGGCGCTGACGCCGATGCCCTCCTAGACTCCCGCGGCTTCCTGGCGAAGCTCACGGACATCGACCCGACAGACTCGAAAGCCATCACCAAGGCAATCGACGAAGCGGTCAAAGACAACCCCAAACTCAAGCTAGTCCGGGCGGCTGGCACGAGCGGCGCAGACTTCACCGGCGGGACCGGAGAGCAGCGCCAAACCAACGTCGCACCGGGACGCCCCCGGCTCGCGGCAGCATTCAACAACTCCTAGTAAAGGAACCCCGAAATGGCTGTAACACTTGCACAGGCCGCCCCGCTTATCCCCCAGGACCTCCAGCGCGGCGTCGTCGAACTCTTCGTCCAGAACTCCCCAGTCCTCGACCGTCTGCCCATCAAGGGCATCGGCGGCAACTCCTACTCGTACAACACTGAGGGCACCCTGCCCGGTGTGGCTTTCCGTGGCGTCAACGAGGCGTACACCGAGTCCACGGGTACGTTCAACCAGAAGTCTGAGGGTCTTGTGATCCTCGGTGGCGACGCCGACGTTGACAAGTTCATCGTCGCGACCGGTTCGCAGCTCAACGACCAGAAGGCCCTCCAGACGGCCGCGAAGGTCAAGGCCGTGTCGTACAAGTTCCAGGACACGTTCATCAATGGTGACGTGGCCGTGGATCCGAAGGGCTTCGACGGTTTGAAGAAGCGCCTCACCGGCTCCCAGGTTCTCGATGCCGCAACGAACGGTATGGGACCTGTCACCGCGGGCCACGACTTCTTCGACGCACTGGACGCACTCGTGGCCGCTGTGCCCGGGCTGAATGGTGCCAACGGTGCCATTTACTCGAACAGCGCCGTGATCGCGAAGATCATGTCCTCGGCGCGCCGCCTCGGTGGCGCTGATTGGATCACTGAGGCGATGACCGGGAAGCGTGTCGCCACGTACAACGGCATCCCCCTGCTGGATCTTGGGCAGACCGCCGCCGGCGCGGACATCATCACCCGCACGGAGGTTCAGGGCACCGCCACGAACGCCTCGAGCATCTACGCGGTGAAGTTCGGCGACGATGAGGCCGACCAGGCTGTGACCGGTCTGGCGTCGAATGGCCTGCTCCTGCCGAACGCGTACGACCTGGGCGAGCTTGAGACGAAGCCCGCTTACCGGATCCGCATCGACTGGTACTGCGGTCTGGCTCTATTCGGTGGTCGCGCTGCGGCTCGTCTGCGTGGCGTGCTCGCCTCCTAGTTGACCGGGCGGCACCTGCCTAGCGCGGGTGCCGCCCTCTCACCAACCCAAAACCTTAGTTAGGAGCCTGTCATGGCAACTCGTAAGACCACCGAAGAAAAGACCACCCTCGACAGTGATGTCACGAAGCCGTCTGTTACCGCACCCGGTGATGGCCCGGCTGACACGACCGACCCGAGCGAGCGGGCCACTTCGGTGACCCCGAACCCGGGTGAGGAAGCGCTCCTTGTGGGCACCGTGAACGCGGTCAAGCCCCTCCCCGAGGTTGAGGCCGAAGAGGACACCTCGGAGCCCCGCATTGAGAAGTACGAGGCGGTCAAGCCAAACGGTGAGAAGGTCACCGTCACCCACAACCTCGACACCGGCGAAACGAAGGTGGGCTGATGTCGAGGATCATCGCACCGTTCGGGATCACCGCGCAGGTGAACGTCGCGGGCCTGTCCCTCGACTTCACGGCAGGTGTGGCTGAGGCTGACGTGTCCGCACAGGATGCCCGACGTCTCCGGGCGCAGGGCTTCACCGTGGATTCGGCTGAACCCGCTTCGGCGCCGCCGCTCCTCGCCCCTGGTGAGGACGGCCGGCCACCGAAGAACGCGTCGAAGTCCGATTGGGTGGATTACGCCGTGCTGCGGGGTCATCAGGAAGGTTCCCTTGAGGAACTGACCCGGGATCAGATCCGCGACCTGTTCGCCGAATAAATAGGAGGGTTCCGCCGTGTTGGAATACGCCACGCAGGCCGATATCTGGTCTGAGAACGCGCCGGCTGATGCGGCGGAACTCACCCTCCACGCGAATGCTCTGGTGGGGTATAAGACCCGCCTAGCCCGGTACCACACGGACGCTGACGGTTACCCGGCATCCACTGTGATCCGTGCGGTGTTCAAGGACGCTGTGGCCGCTCAGGCCCGGTTTTGGGCGGCGAACAACCTCCACCCGGGCGACGGGGAACTCAACCTCCTCTCCCAGCGGTCGGTCGCCTCGAAGAAGATCGGCTCCGCGTCGATCGACTACGAGGAAGCATCCATCACGGAGAAGCTGGCCGACCGGGACGCGAAGGTCCGGGCACTCACCGAACTCTGCACGACCGCCTACTACATCCTCAACAATGTGGGCCTGTTGAACGGGCAGCCGTACCGGGCGTAAGGGGAAAGCCACCATGAAAGTCACGATCCTCCACACAGAAGGTGCACTCGACATTGCCAGCGTTCCAAATGAGGACGTGATGGAGATGATCGAAGAGTTCAGGCGGCCCGAAGCGGAGATTATGCAATTCGTGCTCGACGACGAATCTGTGGCGTATCTGAATCGTCGGCACATTATCCGTATCGACGTGGACCCTGAGCCTAATGGGTGAGCTTACCGAGTTCATGGTGCACCTCGCCGTAGTGGAAACCCTCTCCGGCGGCGGCCCCATGGGCGACACCTACAGCGACCCGACACCGGTCCCGTGTTTCGTGGACGAGAAACGCCGGTATGTGCGCGACTCCACCGGCAGCGAAACCGTCTCGGAGACGACGCTGTGGGTTGAGGACAAGAGCTTCTACGACGCGTTCACGCCCGGCTCTGTGGTCACCCACCGGGACAAAATCTCGACGGTGATCGGCCGGTCAATGCTCGACTCCGGGGCACTCGAACTCCCGGACCATCTGGAGATCAACCTCGCTTGACCCAATCGGCAAGTAGGCGGCGCACAACCTCGGATGCGTTGGTTCCCTCGGCCTCTGCTTTCGCCTGTACGGCTTCCCAAAGCTCGTCGGGCATACGGATAGGGCGCTTCGGTGTCCCCCCGCTCATGTTTGTTTCTCGTGGGTGTGGGTGACTTGCCAGTCTGCTCCGCACCAGCAGAGTTGATCCTCTCTGTAGCGCTCCTGCCGTTCTTCCTCAGTTTCCGGGAAACGAAAGAACGTTACGCCGAGATTCAAAGTCATTCTTCCTCCTAGTGCCTAGTGATGTATATACACTCTATCGGCGCTGGGTATACACCGTCAATACCCACTAGGGGGTTCGCCGTGGCTGACAGTTTCGAGGTCAGGGGCGGCGACAACATTCCCCTCCGCTTCGAGGAAGGCACCACACGGGGCCTCATCCTCGCCGCCGAGTACCTGCTGGAAACAGCGAACCGGACAGCCCCTATCGAAGAGGGGACGCTCATCCGGTCCGGGCGTACCTCCCTGGATGGCAACAGTGCGGCGGTCAGCTATGACACCCCGTACGCGAAACGGCAGCACGAGACCCTCCACTACCGGCACGACCCCGGACGACGCGCCAAATGGCTCGAAGCGACCATGAACGAAGAAGCCCGCACCATCGGGGAAATCGTCGCGAAGGAGCTACGCGGTGAGCTTTGAAACCGACCTCCTCACCGCCATAGGCGAATACCTCGAAGCACAAGGTGTAGGGCTCTACGACCTCACCGGGGCCGGGTATTCAACGGCCGTGAACCCCATCTACTGGGACACCCTCCCATCCACACCTGACCGGGGCACCGCAATGACCCTGTACCCGCTCGGACCACCGAACGGGACGCTCCACGAGATCGGGTTGCAACTCCGGATCCGTGGCCGCCCCAACAACAGGGTGGACACCAAAACTGCCGCGGACAACGCGGACAACGCCCTCGATGGACTCGAACGGGTCCAGTGGGCGGGCGTGGAAATCGTCCACGTTTGGCGGCAGTCGGGAACGAGCCTTGGCCCGGACAGTAACAACCGCATCGAAGTCACACGCAACTACTACCTGCAATATTCCCGCGAGACATCGCACCG